GTACCCGCCCGTCGAGTCGACCGCTGCCATCTCGGTATCAGCGTCGTCGGCGCGCTGGATCGCGGTCGTCGGGGCGTCCGTGGCAGGTGCGCCAGAGAACTGCGCGAGCGAGGAGGCCGACGCGTTGTGCTCGACCCACTCGAGGTGGACGCGGCAGCCGCCGCGCTCGTTGCCCGAGGTTTCGCGCTTGACCACCTTGATGCAGGCCCGGAGCAACCCATCGACGGGGTGCACGAGGTCACCAATCGGGTGCGCGCGGATCGCGTCGCGGAGTTGTTCGTAGCGCCGCGGGAACAGGTCCTGTTGCCCCTCGACGCCGTTGATGAACACCGCGGTCAGCGTCCCGCGGAGCGCCTTCCAGCCGGTCGGCTCGAGGTCCGCGCCGTCGCGCAACCGCGCGGTGTGTTCCACGAGATCGTGCCCGAACTCGCCGGACTCGGCCTCGACTGGGAACGCGACGCCTTCGAAAGAGGCCTCTAGGAGCGACTCCCGAAACAGGTCACCCATGCGCTCGACTCCGTGGCTACGGGGCCGGGCGCGGGGCCCCGGGCGCCGCTTCGCCACGTGCCTGGGCCGCGGCGATCGGGTTAACGGTGATCGTGGCTTGGCTCGCGCCCGTGCGCACCGCGTTGATCAGCGCCTGGATGTCCGCGGGCGTCATCGCGGCGCGCCCGACGTTGGCCGCGACGGGCGTGTCAAGCTGTGCGTCGGTAAGCCCGCGCGTCATCCGCTGGAGCTCCTGCCCGCTGTTGCCGCGACTGATCGACCCGAGGGTCACGGTATCGAGTGCCCGCATTAATGGCCCCGCGGCCGACGTGCGCTCGCCGCCGCGTTGTGTCGCGAACCCCTCGAGGACCGAGCGCAGTGTCCGCCCGCTCGACTGGCCTCGCTGCCAGACCTCTGCCGCCCCGACCTCGCCGAGCTCGCCGCCGAGGGTCCTGGCTGATATTGCCTGCATCGGGGCGTGGGCGCGGAAATCCTGCAGCGTCGCGTTGAGCCGTGATAGCTCCGTGGTGTTGTCACTTAGGATGTTGTCGCGCGACTCGTTGCGGCGCGTCTGTTGTGACAGCGCGTCACCCTCAAACGTCTCCGTCCCGCGGGCCACGTCGGCCTCGGTCAGCGCGGTACCAGGCCCCATGAGCCGCTGGATACGCTGCGCGCCGCTCACGCCCTGCGTGTCCTGCGAGAGCATCACGCCCAGCATGTTCCGCCAGTTGGCCTGTAGCGATCGCGCGTTGCCTGGGCCGCCACCGGAGAACATGTTGCCCGCGCTCGTCGCGTCGAAGCCGGCACTCGCGAGCGCCGCCGCCAACTGCAGCGGTCCGGTGTTCGCGCGGAGTCGACGGTGGTCGCCCGTTCGTGCCGTATCGCGCTCAAAAAGTTGCTCTTCGAGAGCCTGGATGCGCGCGCGCTCGGCCGGGTCCGCGGACGCCGCGCCGCGGTGCCGGATGTTGTTCAGCAGGTTGTCTTGCACTGCCGAGTTCACGAGAGCCGCGGACAGGTTGCGCGTGGCCTCGCCCGCGCGGCGCGTCGAGTTGCCGAACCCGCGGGCCACCTGGATCTCCGCGAAGTGCTCGCGGAACGCCCCGAGGGCCGCCGCGGAGCGTTGCTCCGCCGTCGCGCCGGGGCCCAGCGCCCCGCTGGCCTGGCTCATGCGGGCCATGACCGAGGCCATCGCGGAGCGGGTCAAGTCACCCGTCTCCACGGCGCCACGCTGGGCCGCGCCCGCGGAGAAGAGCAACGCCTGTCGCTGCGTCGCGGGGTCGAACCCGCTTTGCGCGAGCATCCCTTGGAGCCGCAGGAATTCGCCCGGGTCGTTGCCCGTGTTACGACCCAAGCGCGCCGTCTCCAGGGCCGCGTTGAAGCGCCGTTCGCGCTCCGCCGGGGTGTCCCCGGCGAGCGACGAGAACTCCGTCTGTGCGGCGTTCAGCGCGTTCGCCAGTTCGCCCGAGTCCATGCCGTGCGCGGCGGCGTAGTCGGTCAGTTGCCGCCCGCGCGCCCGTACCTCGCTCGCGCCCGCGCCCGTCTGGTAGAGGGCCATGCCCAACTGACGCTGGGTCAGCGCGCGGCGGGTCTGTGCGTCCTGGACGCCGCCCATCATCTCGGACAGGGCCGCGCCGCCCATGCGGACCATGCCGCCGATCGCACCGGCCGCGGTGCGGCCCGCGCCGACCACGCCGCGCCCTATGTTGCGCATGGTCTCGCGCTCGGAGCGCCGCCGCTCGCGCGTATCGGCCTCCGTGCGGCGCCGGGCCTCGCGCTCGGTCGCCTGGGTGCGACGGCGTTCCGCGCGCTCGTGTGCCGAAACGGCGCGGTCCGCTGCCTTGCGCGCGGCTTCGGCCTCACGCTCGGACTGTCGCTGCCGCTTTGCGGCCTCGGCCTCCGCGGCGCGCGTCTTGCGACGCTCCGCGCGTTCGTGCTCCGAGGCCGATCGGCGTGCGGCCCCAGCGGCACGTGTCGCCTCGTCGCCCGCGGCGCGTGCCCGGGTCCGCGATCCGCTCTCTTGCAGCGCGTTGAGCCGTCGCCAGTCCGACGCGATGGCCGCCGTGGCGCGCCGCGAGGCCGCCACGATCTGCCCGAACATCCGAGTCACGGAGGCCGCGTCGCCGATAATCTCGAGGGTCGCGCTTGCCATGGTGAGACCTCAGCGCGTCGGGCGCAGCAGGGAGACGAGCCGCGTGAGAAACGCGTCCGCGGTGTGCTCCGCGAGGCCGTCGGCCTTGGCCTCGCCGGTTACGAAGTGCTGGTGTCGCTCGGCGACGAGGTACCCGAGGAGGGTGGCTTCGTCGGCGTCGTCCACCGAACGGCCAGTTCGCGCACGATAAACCGTAGCGTAGCGGTGTCGCAGGAGTTCAACGCCGTCGGCGCGGCGAAGCCTTTTCCCACGGCCGTGACCAACGGCTCGACCTCCTCCCACGACGATAGGCGGGAGAGCGGCGACCGCGTGGCGTCATAGTCGAGCCATTGCTCGTACAGGTAGACGATCTCGTCGGCCTCGAACAGCCGCCGCACGGAGGCTGCGGCCTTGACCGGATCGTCCCCGCACAGCGGGCGCTCGGGCGCGGTCGGGAACACCAGCGCGCGTGCCAACAGTTGGATCTTGCTCTCGAGGTCCCACGCGGCGGAGCCGAGCTCCCCGACGAGCATGTCCCGCTCCCAGCCGCCGCCCTTCGGCAGCGGCGTGGTGAGCCACTCCCAGCCCGCGGCGACCGCGCGGAGCTTGTCCTCGGGCGGCAGCGCCCGGACGGCCCAGCGCGTCGCCTTGGTACCCGCGAAGCGTTGTCCGCAGCCTTCGAAGTCGAAGGCCCGATGGGGCACGCCCTGCCCGCCGATCAGTTGCTCGAGGCCGTTCCGCGAGTCTTTGAAAAACGGGTCGGCGATCTCGTCGACGGTCGGCGGGTCAGGCATGCGATCAGACCTCCGAGGTCAGGATCCCGTGGTAGGTGAAGCTCACGCCGTTGGCCTGCTCGGTCGACGTGGTGATCTTCGCGGTGCGGATGTCGCCGGTGAACTCGTATTGCTTGTTCGCGATACGAAACCCCAACTGGACTTCGGCTTGCGCGTTCGCGAGTCCGACCCAATCCACCTCGAGGCCGGTCTCTGGGATCGCACTCGAGACGTTAAGCGCGATCTTGCGTGGGCCGGGCGAGTGACCCGCGCGCCCGAGGCGCAGCGTGACCACGTCTTTGTTGTCGGTCTCAATGTCCAGCTCGGCGCTGGACGCTTGAAGCACGGGACGCCCTCGGTAGAGGACCGTGCCGGGACCGGAATATCTCATCAGGCCACCTGTCTCACGTTGCCCCCGAACACGTGTAGCCCGTCGATCGGGTCCACGGGGATCTCCGCGTCGAGCCGCCCCGGCGTCGCGGACATCACGACGGCGAGCTGAGCCTTGTTGGCGTCGACGTTCGTGATGATCGCGCTCTCTTCGTGCTCCTTGAGCCGGAACAGAATCTGCGACTTCACAAAGGCCGGCGTCGTGACCAGCGGTTGGCGCGGCGGTTGCCCGTCACTGCTGTCCGCGGCAAGCTTGAAGCCCGCGAACCGGACGCCCAGGAACGACTGCATGTCGTCCGCGACGTAGTCCATGACCGTCGGGACCGACGTGTCGAGGACCGAGTAATTCGCGGTCCCGCCCACGGCCGTGAGGGACCGCGAGGTCACGGAGCGTACGACCGTAGTCCGCGCGCCGTTCGGCGCGAGCGGCGTGAGCCCGTTGTTCAACGCGGACTCGATCGCCGTGGCGGTAGGCTGGTCCGCGACGTACTTCTGAGGGACGACCGACCGGAGCCGTAGGCCGTCCAGGTTAGCCGCGGGGTCACTGGCCTCACCAGGCAGCGTGCCGCCCGCGTTCACGTCGCCGATCAGCCGTGCCGCCGCGACCTGCGCGGCGACCTCCTCGGCCGGTAGCGGCGAGGCATAGTGCCACACGATCTGTAGCCGCTTTTCGTTGCGCCCCGTCGCGAGCGTGGTGGCCGTGCCGCTCGTGTCAGGCGAGCAGAGCACCGCCTGTTGGCGGCGTTGCTGCGTCGGTCCCGCCATCGTCGAGAGTTGGGCCGTGATCAGGTCGACGTTCGTCGAGTCCCGGAACGCGCTCGCGATGCGGTGGTACGTCGTCGCGGCGACCGCGGCGAGGGCCGCCGTCACGTCGTCCTGGGTCGTGCCGCCGGACATCGTGTACTCGGAGCCCAGCGTGCCGTTGCCGGCCAGCGTGCACGTGGTCCCGACGCCGCTCGACGTGCTGGACGTGGTGATGCGCGTCTCGAGGCCGGCGCTCGACACCCAGAACGCGTCCACGACTAGCGCGTTGCCACGCGGCCCGACGCACTTCGCGGTGAGCGTCAACGCCCCCGCGGAGGTCTGCCCGGTGAACGGCAGGTCCGGCTCGTTGTTGATCGCGGTCGCGCAGTTCGCGGCGATCACCCCGACCACGTCGGCCGAGGCCACGGCCACGTCGATCACCTTGGACCCGAGCTTGAAGCGCACCGTGCCGGCGCCCGTCGCCGTCGTCGCGAAGGTGTAGACGGCCGACGCACGCGAGCCGCCGGACTCGGCGGACGAGCACGCCCAGACGTTGGCGTCGGGGTACTGCTCGAACACCCGCAGGGCCATGCGGTGGAGCTCGGAGCCGCGCCCGAAGTACGTCGCCGCTTCGTCCGCGGAGAAGCACTGGATGGGCGACGCGTTGGCCTGCGTCCCGGCGGCGACCGACAGGGTCGGGGACACGCCGGTGATCGCCGTCGTGATCTTGTTACCGAGCAGGAGAATCTTTTGGGTGACCTCGCCCGCGCTCGTGGGCACGCCGCCCATGATCACGTTGAGGTAGATGCCCGGCGTCTTGCGCGACGCGGGGAGACCAGCCACCGTAATCGGCATGGATCAGTCCTCGGCCGCGGCCGTGGTCAGGTCGCCGCACGCGAGCGCGCGCACGTAGTCGGTCAGGGCGGGCACGAGCTCGCCGTCCGGGAACGGCAGGCCCGCGGCGTCTCGCGCCACGAAGCGGCGGCCGTTGCGGACGACCGTGCCGCGGCCGTCAGGGTCGAGCAGGGGCACCGAGCGCGCGTCGTCCCCGACGCCCACGGCGAACACCCGAATCAGATTGGCCATGTCAGCGCCTCGGCCCGCTACGGGACCACGTCGGCTTTGATCGTTTGGTAGGGGTCGGGCGCCGTATCGGTCTCGCCCAGAAGGTTTTCGTCGGCGTCGACGCCGGTGAAGTCCTCGGTGGACACCACGGGGTCGTCTGCGTCTTCGACGGTGCGCAGGACTTCGAAGCGGACCGCGTACGCGTAGAACACGCCGCGCTTGGTGCGCAGCCGGTCGGTACGCACGTAGCGCACGGAGCGTCCACGCCACAGCCCGGTCACGTAGAGGGCGTTGCACGCGCCGATTGCGGCTGACACAAGAGCCAACGCCCCGGGCACGCCGGCCGCGCCGCGAATCGCGTCGGTGATGTCCCGCGGGTCCTCGAGCGCGACCACGACGGTCCACGCGCTCCGGCCCACGTCTTCGCTGTCCGGCCCGTGCGTGTCGTCGGTCCTCGTGGCGGTCTCGCCGTCCCACGACAGCAGGGCACACGGGTACTGCGCGCACGCCTCGCCGATCGTGTCCTCGGTCAGGTCACCGGCGAAGCGGGACACGAGCGCGAACGGTTGACTGTCGGTCGGTGGGCCAGCCTGTAGCGCCTCGAGCGCGGTCACGAGAGCCGCGTCAATCTCGCGGAGCGTGGCGTCGGCCATCGGTCACCCGCCGTTCAGCGCTTGCCGCAACGCGAGCGTCATCACGCGCGCTGCCTCGGACTGTCGTCGAACGAAGGCCGGGAGAAGGAACGCGTAGCCGGCATCCTCGACGTACGACGCGTAGTCCTCGTCGGCGACCACGAGGCCCGTGAGGTTGCCGCCGTGGAGGCTCCCGTGCGGCGGGACGTGGTGCGTCGAGCGCTGTAGGTTCGTCGTGCGATTGGTGTACGCGTGGCGCGACCGTGCCTCGGCAGCGATGAGCGCGCTGGCGCGCTCCATGCCGTCCTCGGCGCCCGCGTCCGCGTGCTCCTGGATCTCGTGTATCACGTCGTCGAAGCCGACCAGACGGGCGTAGAACACGCTTAGAAACCCGAGAACGTCTTGCCGTCCGCCGAGCGTGAGTACGGATTGGTGTACTCGCCGTTCTCGTCGGTCTCGTTGCGGTTCCCCGCGCGCGGCTTCGCAGGCCCGGCGGCCGACGTGACGGGGCGCGCTTGGTCGGCCTTGAGCTTGCGCAGGAACTCCTCCGCGTTGCGTTGCGCGAGCGCGTAGGCCCCGTTCTCGCTCGCCGAGGGGTGGCGGCTGGCCGCGAGGCCGTTGCAGATATCCACGCACGCGCCGACGATGGCCACGTCGACGGTGCCCCCCGTGGCGTCGAAGCCCGCGGGGAACGCCGCCGCGGTGAGCATGTTGACCCGTGACTCCGTCTCCGCGACCATCAACGCGAGAAACGTTGCGTCCACGGTGCTCCCGCCGTTCCTGGCGTACAGCCGTTGGTACGCGGTCGTGGACAGCCGCGCGGAGATGTCGCTCGACGTGAACAGGGCCATGGTCTCACCGCGGCGGTGTGCCGGTCACTCGAGTCGGTAGGCCTCACCCGCGACCATGCCCCACGTCGTGGCCTCGGGCGGGAGGGCATCGCCGGGGAGGTACGTGCGCCCCGGGAACAGGATGGTCGTTAGAGCCACGTAGCGCGGCCCTGGGGGCGGCGGCGCGGCGTCCACGGGGGCAGCCGCGGGCGTGCTCTCGTCGGCCTCCGGAGCGTCTCCAGTGGGCTCTGGCGAGGGCTCCGCGAGCCCCTCCGGCGTGGTGTCCGGAGGGGTCGAGGTGGCGGACCGCGCGACGCGCTTTCCGCCGCGCGCCATTAGGCCACGCAGCTCGTGTAGAGGTACCCGCCGGACGAGCCCGCGACGACCTTCTCCGCGACCGAGTGCGTGGTCTTGATGAACACGCCGCCAGCCAGCCCGCGCAGGCGATCTTCAATCACCTGCGTCTGGAACGGCTGGAACTGGAACTGGTAGCCGAACGAGTCGGTCTCGCGCATGTCGGGCATCTCCGCAACGCGGATGAGCGCGCAGGACTTGCCCCAGATGTACGACTGCGCGCTCGTCGCGCCATCGCGCGAGGACACGTACTTGCCGCGCCCGATGAGCACGCGGTCCAGGCCGAACGCGTCGGCGATCGTCTGGGCCTCGACGCGCAACGGCACCTGGCCGTTGGTCGTACCCGCGCGGCTCAGGATCAGCTGCATGAGCTTCGGGTGATTCCGGAGCTTGAGCCACACCTGGATGCCGAGCACCATCGTGTTCGGGCGCACCGCGCACGCCTCGATGGCGTCATCAATGTTCTGGACCGGGTCAGACGTGCCGGCCTGGTCCCACTGGTTCGCGCCCGCGAGCGCGCTGGTGTTCGAGCCGTAGTTGCTCGAGCCGAACACGACGGCCGCGACGCGCCGCTCTTTCGCCAAGAGCAGGCGGTTCGCGACGAGGCGCGCGGACATCGCGCGCGGCTGCAACGGCGCGTCTGCCGCCGCCTCTTCCCGTGCGGACACGAAGTCCATGAGGCCGTAATCGGCACACGAGTAGTTGTCGGTCGAGATCTTCGCGCGGATGCGGTCCGGCGTGGCCTCGGGCCCGACGAGCGCCGTGGTCTGCTCTTCGAAGAGCGAGTCCGCGTCCCACTTGAAATACTTGTCGCTCGGCTTCGCGACCTTGACCACGGGCATCGCCGCGTCGGCGATCATCTCGCGGTTGGAGATCAGGACCGAGAGATTGGTGAGCGCGCGATCGATGTGGACCGACGAGGCCGACATCGACTTGACGCGCACGTCGGACGGATCGATGCCCTTGGCGGCCAGGAGGTCCGCCTGCATCTCCGAGAGTGTAGTGTCCATGATCAGCCCTGCATCAAGTGCGGCAAGATCATCGCGGCGACGCGCTCACCGTCGGCCGCGGCGGCCTCGAGGGCGATTCCGACGATGAACGAGTTGGTGCCGGCGCCGATGGCGCTGGTCTTGACCTTGCCGGACGTGCCCGCGATCGCGAGCTTGTCGCCGCGCGAGATGGCCGCCGACGCGACGAGCGGATAGATCCCGCTGGTGATCAGGTCGACGGTGTCACCCGACGCGGCAGACGAGCCGTCTTCACGTTTCACGACGCCGAGGAACGTCACGGGGTCGGCGCCCGCGGGCAGCGCGCACGTGTTGTCGGCCGAGCCGACCACGACGCACAGGCCGTCGGTCAGGGTCGACTGCGAGAGGAACGAGAGGGCCGGGCCCGGGTTGCGACGCGAGAGACCCATATCAGGCCCCCTTCAACGAGCGAGAGGCCTCGGTAATGGCCTCGAGGTAGCCGTCCGCCCCGGAGTACTTCGCCGGGAACTTCGCGATGAGCCGCTCCGCGAGGTCAGCGGCGGCGTCACTGTGGAGCGCCCCAGGGGCCTTCTCCGCGATGCCCACGTCGTTGACGCTCGGCTGGCGCGGCGCGCCGCCCTGCGGCACGACGACGCTGGTCAGGGCCTTCACGCGCGGGTCCGCGGCGGGCTTCGGGTACGCCTTCGCGAACGCCGCGAAGTCGGTCCGCGCGAAGTTTTCCAAGGCGGCCTTGGCCGACGCGAGCGCGGGTTGCGCGGCGAGGACCGCGGTGACGTGTTCGTCGCACTCGGCCTGGACGCGGGCGGCCTTCTCGGCGGCCAGCGCGTCACGCTCCGCGACGAGCGCGGGGACGCGGGCGGCCTCGGTCGACAGGGCCGCCAGCTTGGCGGTGACGGCCGCGGCATCGGCTTCGCCCGGGAGACCGAGCGACTTGCAGACGGCGCCGAGCACTTCGGCGCGACCAACGATGGCAGCCTTCGCGCGGTCTTCGTCGGTCGCGACGAGTCCGAGACGAGCGGCCGCGAGTACCAGCTCTTGGCTGGACTTCGAAGCTTCGGTCATGAGTACCTGCGAGAGCAACGCGGCTCCGGTGGAGCGCTCGGTCGGTGCCGCCGGAGCGGCGTGGGCCGCAGCCACGGCGCGTTGCCGGAGCCGCATCAGGGTGTCGGGGTTCGAGGGCAGGCCGACGAGACTGATCTCGTACAAGACGTTCTTCGAGAGAACGCAGACCTCGCGGTCGTCGCGCTTCTCGAACCGCACCGCGGTCGGGCGGAACCCGACGGACACGGCTCGGAGCGTCCGAGCGTTGAGCTGCGCGACAACGCGCGCGGCATCCTCGTGGCAGTCGTCCGGTACGATCGTGATGTCAGCCTGGAGACAGCCGCCTTCCACACGCACGTTGCTCGCGGTGCCGATCGGCAGGTCACGCGAGTCGTGCGAGAGGAAACAGACCGGATTGGCCTTGTAGCGATCTAGGAGCCAGTCTTGCTCGACGATCTCGCCGTGGCTGTCCAGCGCATCGGTCGAGCAGACAAAGCTGAAAGTGCGCTCGCCGGCCTTGGCCTTGCTGACCGCGGCTGCGCACGTGACCATGTCGCCCTGATCGGGCGGGTCATCAACGCTCACTCATCGCCCCCCTTGGGTGGCTTCTTGGCTGGCTCTTTGCCGCCCTTTGGAGGCTTCGGAGTCGGCGTCTCGCCGTCAGGCGGTGCCTGGTCCGTCTCGTCCGCGTCGGGCTCTGGCGCGGCGCCTATGACCTCCTCGGCGCCCGTGGGATCGGGGATGCCGAGGGTCTGACGAACGAACGCGGCGGGCATCGGGAGCCCGGCGTCGGCCATCAACTTGACGCGGGTCGCGAACGAATCGAGGGACTCGCGCGGCTCGGTCGTGATCGCGAGGAACGGCACCGGGCAGCGGTCGCCGAAGCGCTCGCGCACGGCCGGCCCGAAGAGGTCACGGCGGATGTCCCCGGCCACGGCCTCGGCGTCCCCACCCGCGATCTGGAGCCGCACGTCGTCGTGGACGTTGCCGAGGCTGCGCGCGCCGCGCTCGCCCGGGTCACTCGTGAGTGTGCCGCCGAGGATGGCCTTCGACTGCTCGCCGTTGCAGAGCAACACCAGTCGTTCGTGAACCTCGCCGTTGGTCGGCGGGGGGTGCACGGCCAGGTCGGTCACGTCTGGGATGACCGTGGAGACCGACGAGGACATTGCCTCGAGGGCGTCACGGAGAACCTCCACGTCGTCGTCCGTGGCCTGCGCCCCGGGGTTCTTGGGGTCACGCCCGGTCTGATACTTACCGACCCGCAGCCCGCGGCCCGCCCACTCGGCGAACGCGAGCCAGTCGCGGAGCGTCCAGCGCTTGAAGGCCGAGTACCAGACGAGCACGCGGCCGAGCCCTTCGCGCGTCGGGTACGTGCCGAATATCCGCGGCGTGTGGACGATCAGCTTGCCGTCCGGGAACAGCACGGGGTCGTCCACGGGGACGCCCGGGAACGCCGAGAACGGCGAGCCTATCGTGCCGCCGCCCGCGTCCCAGAGGTGGAGCTTCCAGGACTGCGCGGCGTAGGCCAGCCGGCGCGGGTGGATCCACTCGAGACGCGTGGGCCGCAGGGCCCGCCCGTCGCGCGCCCAGATCACCTCGATCGCCGCGCGCCCGTGCCACACGCCGCCGCCGACCAGGTGGGACAGCGCGGCGCGGAACGTCAGGGCCTGGCTCGCCTGCGGTACTTCGAAGCTCTCGAGTAGCTCTCGGCAGTACGCCGCGGCGGCCTTTGCCTTCGCCGTGGTGCCGTGGGGCACGACCTTGTACGGCGCGCCGGACACCGCGCGTTCGCGTTTGAACAGTTCGCCCTGTAGGTGGGCGTCTAGCTGGCGAACCTCGTCAAGCAGGTCCGCGAGCCGGTCCATGTAGCCGAGCTCGGCGTTGCGGAGTACGCCCGTGATGAGCTCGGGCGTGAGCCCGTTACCGTAGCGGGCTTGATAGCGATCGTCTTGCGGAGCGGCCGTCAGGTACCGCGACCGGGAGTTAGCCATTCGTCACCCCCAGGGGTTGCCGCGCGCCTTGCCAACGGACTGCACGCGGCCCGGTGGACCGCCGCGGGCCGCGTAGTTCCAGGCCATGCTCAGGGCGTCCACCTGGTCGTCGTGGCGGTCCCCGAGGCCTGTGAAGAGCCCGAGCTCCGCGAGAAAGTCCGCGACCCACGGGGCGTGTAGCGGGACGCGCACGCGGCTCGTGTTCCACGCCGCGGCGACGGGCTGGGCCCGCGTAAACTTGTCACCGATGGGCGGCCACTCGACGAGCGAGAGCTGCGGGTCGATCGCGCGCAGGGCCTTCGCGATGGCCTTGCCGTCACGCGTCTGCTCGATCACGAACCCCGCGGCCGTGGCGTGTCGCGCGCGGAACTCCGCGAGTGCCGCCGCGACGCGTGCCGGTTCGAACTGTCCGCGCCAGACCTCGAGCACGTCTGCGCGCATGGCCGCGCCGTGGCCCGTGACCGCGAGCGCGATCGCCGCGCTGTAGTCCGCGCGGTCGCTCTCCGTCCCGGCGCCGTCGACCGCGAGCACGATGCGCGCGCCGGCCAACTGCGGTTCGACGTAGCGCACGGCGTCCGCGAAGACCTTGCCGCCGCGTGGCCGTGGTTCGCCTTGGTACTGCGACCACCAATTGTACTCGCCGACCTCCGTCCGGAGCGCCGCGAGGGCGTCCACGGGCCAGCGCGCGGGCCACAGGGACGTAGTCCCGTCATCGGACACTGCCGGGAGGTTGACGACCTCCCAGCCGCCCGCGCGGGCAAGGCGCCCGTAGATATCGTCCTCGTGCCAGCGCTGCTGAAACACCCGTGCCGAGGCGTTGGGCTCGAGCCGCGTCAACGCGGTCCCGCGGACCCACTCCTCGACGCGGTCGCGTGCCGCCACGGACTCGGCTTCGATGCGGTCTTTATGCGGGTCGTCAAGCAGTAAGAGGTTGAGCCCCTTGCCGGTCAACGGCCCGTCGATCCCGGTCGCGAGGCACCCGCCGCCCGCGGCGTTGCGCCACTCGGACACGGTGTCAAAGTCGGCCCGCGCGACGAAGCCCGAGGCCGCCGCGTAGCCGCGCGCCATCCGGCTCTTGCCGTGCGCGAACTGCGCGCCGTACGAAACGTACCCGACGGTGTCCCGCGGGCGCGCGCGCAGCCACCACGGGATCGCGTGGAGCAAGACCTCGGTCTTGCCGTGCCGCGGCGGGGCCGATATCAGCGCGCGGATACGCTCCCCGCGCCGCGCCCGTTCCAGCAACGCGAGGACCGGTGTAAGGTGCGTCGGCGCCACGAACTGCGGCGTCGTCGCCGGGACGAAGCTCGCCAGCGATTGCCACGCCCGGTCGTACGCCGGGATCAACGCCGCGAGCTCGGCGCGCTCCGCCGGCGTCAGGTTGGACGCGAGCTCAGCCCTCGTCGGGGCCCGCGTCCCCAGCTCGCGCCTTGGCGAGGAGTTCAGCGACGCGGTCATGCAGCCTCGCGGGGTCGAGGTCCACGGTCAACGGCGCGCCGCCGGGCCCGCTCACCTCGTGGCGCTGCGAGCGACCCATGTCCGCCCGCGGGTGCAACTCGAGAAAGCGCAGGGCCAATCGCGGATCGTCCCGCGCGCCCTTAAGGGCCACGGCTGACAGCGCGATCAGCACCCCAGCTTCGGCCTTGCGGACTTGCTCCGCAAAAGATGCGTAGGGCTCCTCACCCTCGTCGCCGCGGAGAATCCAGCGCCGCACGGAATCGAGGCTGATCCCGGCATAGTTCGCCGCGAGGGTCAGGCTCGTGCCCGAGCTGAGGGCCTTGCAGATATCTGCCGTGACCTCGGGCGTGCACGCCGTCGGGCGGCCCATGCGCGTCGCTGCCATCGTCAGTCCCCTCGGGCCACGAGCCGTAGCCGCGCCGCACTTGCATCCGCCTCTACAGCGCCTGTGCGGCGCCGCAACGGGCGGCCCTTGAATGGCCGGTAGTCGACGTAGTGATGGTGGCGATTGAACCGCCAGACCAGCCGCGTCACGTCAGGGTGCACGGCCTTGAGCATCTCGGACTTTGGCGCGGTGCCCTCGTGCGCGTAGAACTCGGCGGTGTTGCCGCCGCCCTTCTCTTGGGTCTGGCGCTTCTTCTGCAAAAAGGCGTTGAACTGGACCGTGCACCAGCCCACCTTGAGCATGTCGAGCGAGAGAATCGTGTCCTCGTTGTACCGCCCGCGCCACCGAAACGGCACGTCGTTCCGGATGAGGTTGCACGAGTAGATGCGCGTGTTGCAGACGAACGGCGGCAGCCTGGACCGAGCGGGCGCAAACATCTCGTACTGCGGCCCGGCCATCGCGATGTTGTCGTACCGCAACACGAAGTCCTCCATCGCCCGCCAGAACAGCGGCGAGAGGACCTGGATCTTGCGGTTGTTGTGCAGCCGGTAGAACCGCTGGATGTTGTCATCCATCACCCAGTGCCACGCGTGTCCTTCCGACATCGCGTGATCCCAGATGAAGTTCCGCGCGGGGCCGGGGCCAGTCGACCGGCTCATCCCGAGCTCGTCGCACAGCTCGTATCGCGCCTTGTACGACAGGTCCATCGGCAGCACGGTGGCCAGCGACCCGGCCGCGGCGCGCCGGTACGTCTCGACCTCCTGAGGCTCCACGACCAGGAAGTGGCGCACGCCCTGCTCGGTCAGGGCGCGGCTCGTGAGCCGCGAGTCCGCGCGCCCCTTCGACGGGATATAGAGTGGGAACCTAGGCGCGCTCATCGACGTAGGCCAGGGCGTGGTTGTCGTCCGGCGCGCGGTACGGGTACCACGTGAACTTGACCGCCGGCCCGAGCGAGAGCCCCAAGGCGGCCTGGAACCGCGCGACGGCCTCGGCGTCCGCGAAGTGGACCACGAGGCTCCGGTGCGGGCGCTGGTCCTCGGACGCGTAGTCGGGCATGCCCTGCCACTCGCCCCACGCATCCGTCGGGCCACTCGGCCCCGCGGCCAGCACGTCGTCGGCGTTGCGCTTGAGTAGCTCCGCGATGGCCTTGTCATCAAAGCCCGCGACGGCCGCGGCATCCTCGCCGGCCATCATGAGCGGCCCGAGGATGTCGGCTAGCGCCGCGTCATCCCACTCCGTCAGCGCGTTCAGCCGGTTGTCGGCGATCGCGAGGAGGTGGGCCTCCGCGGGGTCCAGGTCGAGGTACCGCACGGGGACGCTCGGGAGCCCGAGCGCTTTGGCCGCGAGCACGCGGGTGTGTCCCGCAATGATCTCGCCGTCGGCCTTGCGTGCCACGACGGGCGCCGCGAAGCCGAAGCGCTGGATGGAGTCGGCCACGCGTTTGACCGAGGCCTTGTCGTTCTTGCGCGGGTTCTGAGCCCACGGCAGGAGCTTCTCTAGCGGGACCCAGACCGCGGCGACCTCGGGCACGTCCACGGAATCACCGGGCATCGCGCGTCTCCTCGGTCCGCAGGTCCACGGGGGCATCGCGGTGGGCGCGTGCCTGGACGGCGGCCATGAAGCCCGGGTCCGCGGCGTGCGGGTTATAGCGCCACGGCTTGCGGAGCGGGTCCGTGATCGGCTCGGGCGTGGCACCCTCGGCCACGCTGGCGCCGCTCTGGAGCGCACAGAACGCGGCCAGCGTGTGGCAGCGCATGCGTCCCGCGGCGGGCGTCCAGAGCACCACGCTGGCGCCCTCGCGGTCGCGCACGTGGCCGAAGTCGTCGAACAGAAACGCGCGCTCGGCCTCGGCCCGCTCGTCGCGGCGTATCTTGGCCGTGGCACCGGCGTAGCCCCGCAGCGCGTCGGCGGCGTCAGTTCCCACCGGCGCCCTCCGCTCCGTAGATCGCCGCCCGCGCGAGCTCCGTAGCCCGCTTGACGCGCGAGAGCTTCTCATCCTCGGCGATGGCGGCGTCTAGCAGCGCGCACAGCTCGCGGTGGTCGCCGTCCTCGCGGCCCGTCCACGCCATGTCGAACGCGTCGTCGGTCTCGACGATCATCGTGATGGACTCGATCTCGCCGTCACGCGCGCGGTCCACGAGGGCCTCGAGCTTATCCAGGATCGCCTGCTTGGTGTCGTCGTCGGGGAAGCGCTTGCCTGCCATCTGGCAGCCTTCTACGGGCAACTTAGGCCCGCGGTAGGGGGGGACGGATCCTGCGGCGCGGAGAGGGCGGCAAAGCGCCACGGGCGGGCCACCTGCGTGGCGTGGCGCTCGGCGGCCTCGAGGGCGGCGGTGACGCGAGCCATCGGCGGCCGACCCTCGCTCGTCGCGAGGGAGCCCAGCGCGAAGTCCTCGCCCGCGCCGATCGCGGCATAGCCGTGCGCGGAGCGCACGACGGTGGCATCTGATTGCACCAAGTACGCGCCGTCGCGGTAGGCAATCAGGTAGTCTGTCTGGCCGAACGACACGCGCCGTTCGCGATGGATCTCGCGCAACGCGCGGGCGTACCGCGTGACGAAGTCCGCGTCACTCTCGAGGACCCGGCGGCGGAACCGTGCCGGGGCGCACGCGGCGACCTGCGGCACCAGGATGTCCCCGGCGTAGGCGATCAGGAGCCCCGCGCGGCGCCACCACTTGGGCGCCACGGTCACGTCCCGCGAGTCGGCGTTGCCGACGAAGGCATCGCACCCGACGAGCACGCCGCCGGGAGACTCCACGGCCACGACGACGGTCATGCGGCGCTCCTACTCCGCGCGCTCCCCCTGGTCTCGCAGGGCGTACGCACGGGCGATCGGGCCGTCGAGAATCAGGCGGCACATGCGGAACAACGTGGCGTCGTCCAGCGTGCCCTTGGCCGCGTTGGCCTCGGTCAGCACCCAGCGGAGGTTGTCCGGGTCGGCGACCGCGCCGCCGCGGGACACGGGGTGGATGTGATCGACCGACGCGCCGTCCCCCGGGACCATCTGAATGCCCGTGAGGGCACAGCGGCCGTCCTGGGCGACCCACTTGCGGCGGAGCATGTCCGCGTGTGCAGCCGAACCGCAGCGGCGCGAGGCCACGTTGCGGAACCAGCACATCACGCACAGTCGGCCGGCGGCGGCGTCCCGCGTGCCGCAATGCGGGCACTTGCCGCCCGCTCTAAGTGCTTCGTATCGTCGCGCGGCCCGGTCGGCGGCCTGGACGCGGCACGCCTCGCACAGCTGCCCGTGGGCCTCGCGTTCGCGGCCACACGCGGCGCGGGCACAGAGCCCCTGCGCGACGCGGCGTTGCTCGGCGGGTCGGGCCATCGTGCCTCGGCGCCGCGCCGTCGCCGGGCGCGCTCGGTTAAGGGCCGCGGAGTCCGGAGCCAGTTGGAAGGTGAAGCAAGGAAGTGGACCGATCCGGCGTGGTGATCACCCGGGCGCCCCGCGCCCCGCGGCCGTCTCGCCGTCGCACGGCGTCGTGCCGCACCTTTCGTCGGTCGTTGGGGAGCAAGTGACGGAGCGGGCTAGCACCGCTTCGCGGGTCGATCAGTCCCGGCTGGCGGCCGTCACCGCCAAGCGCCCGGCCGTCATCGCGGGTGGGGGCTCGCATGGGCCTCCCACAAACCGCTCGGGCCGAGTGCCATAGAGTCTCGAGGGGCGTCACCCGCGGAACGGGGACTGGATTACGTCGTCAAACGGCAACCTGCGAGTGGTGGGAGACTGGCACGGTGGCCATCGTCTCGCTCAACTCTTATTCCGTCGGAACAGCCCTAACCACTCAGGCGACACTACAGACTTCCGACTCTGCTTCTTGTTCTTCAGACTCAGCTTGTTTCATTCGTTCCATGAACGTGCGCTCGGCGACGCTGATCAAGATCGGTAGCGGACGCGATGAATGGGCAGACACTCCGGGCATCCCGTCGCGTCGCAGATCGTCCCGGTCCCCCCGCTCGACGTAGGCAATCCAGAGTGCCTCGACGAGCGGTCTGGACATGTTCGCAATGACCCGCCCGGCCTCCGCAG